ATACTTTATTGGTTTTATTCAAGAACAACTCGATGAATAAACTTTTCAGAAGGGATATTGTATGTTTAACGCCTATTATCATACGTTTATATTTGTAATAAAACTATCACTGTTAACCGTCCTTACCTTTATCTTCATGATTATATAATCATCTTCACGAGTTAAAGATAATAAATTTACTTCTATAAACCGATCGTCTTTCGCGAACATCGTCGATAAATTTCTGAATAATGTGGGGTACTGTATCGCCGAAACATTCGTTCCCACGAATTCATTAGATATGCCATCTTCCGGAAACTCAGGAATATCTCCCTTAAGGGTATTCATTATCGTGTCTATGGTTTGATTTATCGCGTCCTTGTATTCAACTATCGCTAAATCGTTATCCTTGAAATAAAAACGCTTATCAATATCTTTTCCGAGAATTCTTTCACCCACCAAGCTATCAACGACGGTCTGTATTCCGAAATTAGCGGTACTGCTTAGACTGATCTTAAATATCGGTCCACCGTTTCTGGGTGAATATTTCTCCTCTATAATGAAATTATCAATCGCTATATTTTCCCAATCATTCTGCGGATCATTACTACCCACACTTGATGCGACTTGTTCGAAATTTTCGAAATCCGCTAACGCTCTTTCAAGGTAAAATTTCCCGTCATATCTTCCCACTCTCGAACTTCTCATCCATTTACTGGTATTATTGATCGTGAGTAATTGACCCCAAGTATCTTCGAACGTATCTAAAAGATCCCACATATCAGTGGTCTTCATCTGCCCTGAAAAATTATAAAACGCGGCATCTATTTTTTCCGCTCTAAAAAGAAGATCATCAAGTACTTTGAAACTGTTCGCCGGTAGATCTCCACCTTCATAATACGATAGAATAGACGGGTATCCTTGATTGATAAAATCAACGACATCCTGAAAAAATTGAGCTATATCAATTCTCGTTATATTGTAATATTTTTCCGCACTCGTTGTTTCCATCACGGTAAAGTATCAGTTGCCCACTTTTGAATTAATGAACCTAATTGATTCGAAAGAACATTAACACCTTTTTGAATGATCCCTGTTTGTAACGAATTCTTCAATGAACCCTCATACGCTTTCTTTGATAGTACCAAACTCAAAGGCGCTATAGCTGTTAATGTCAAATTATAATTCCATAACGTATTTGAATTATCAGCATCAGTATTTAGCGTCAATCCGTTACTGGGAACCGTGACAAGGTAGCTCTCACCTAAAGCCATGTTATAGAAATACAGCCGGAAGGGTAATCCCTGATCATCTATCCCGTTTGATTTCGCTATAATCGCACGGAGTAAATTCATGGCACCGAAACCACTCTTCACACCAACATCAAAATTGGGATAATTAACTATCAAACTTTTCGATTTCGCCTGATATAGGTCATAAACACCCCTCGACGTAGAATATGCAACCGCACTTCCAGTAGGGCCTTTCGTTGAAAGTATCAATTTAAAAAACCTTCCAAAATTACCCTTTATAGTGATCTGTTGAGGCACGAACGCCGTGCTACTTAACACTGTAATTCCAGTATTCGATTGCTTTATATTCGTTCTTTTAGGTTCTGTTTTCTGAATTGATGCGGGTAAAACTGGGAATGAAAAGTAATCTATCGTCCTGCCCGATCCATCCGTTAATTCGAGTGCCACCATGTAATACTCAAAGTCATGGGGCGATAAACTACTCAAAGCCGCCTGCCCTATTGACCTAACAAGGTTCGTATACTGTCTATTAACTGAATCTATTGACATGATTTCACTCTATTTTACAGTTAAAATTAC